GGCACACTGACGCGGCAAGTGTAAGTCACGCCTTTTTCCAGATACCAAAGTCCAACTTCAGACTGCGCGTAACGGTATTCACCGCACGGGATCTCGTTGGTCATCAACTTGACCACATCGGCATTGTTCGAGGCGTTGTGGGTAAATAGACCGACGTCTATGTTCTCAATGGTCTTGTCACGCCCGTCTTTGGTATAGGCTTTGTACAGCGTGCGAGAGTTAAACAGCGGGTTGACCTTAAAGATCGCCACCACCGTGGCGCCGGTCTGTTTAAAAAGCATCGTCGCAGCATCGTCGGCTCTGTCTGTTCGTATCTCTGGCAGCTTTTGTGATTCTTTGTAGGCGTCACGAATGAAGTCCTGGCTTTCATACAGAGCAAAACCAGCAAAAGCAAAGACTGCCATCAGGATCACAGCAAACAGCTTGAACGGCGAGTCAACGTACCCGAGAACTTTGTCAACGATTGTCTCGGGCTTTTCACTCATTTCATCTGCCCCGAGATCAATTGCATGACCACCCACACAATCATGCCAATTGATACAAGCGCAACAGCGCCGCCGCCAACCAGTATCATCAACTCTTCAATTTCGGCTTGCCGCCTCTTGGCCGCTTCCTTCTTGCGCCTTGCATCATGCGCGGCGTCAATTTCCATTTGTTTGGCACGGGCTGTAATCCGCGCCCAGACGTCCATCTTGTTGCTCTGGAAGAAAAGCATCTTGATCTGCTCTTCAAACTCCCTTGCCGACTCCAGCGCCATCTCTAACTCAAGCGCTTTGCCCAGTGATGATCCCTTGAAGCCGCCAGCCTTGGCCTGCTTGACCACCTCGATAGCCTGCTCCTTAGCGTCAAAGTACTTGCCCAGCACCGGCCCAAGGGACGCAACATCGTCCACTGTCTTCGACACCTTTTTTACAAGGGCAACAGCAGACGATATGGCAGATAGGGCGGTGATGGGATCTATCACGTCAGCCTCCCCTAAAATGATTTCCAAGCCATGCTACGGCAGCGCCAACAGAGGAGGCAATGGTCATACCCATCCAGAAGCCACCTTTGCCTTTATTAGCCAAAGCTAAAAGCTCCTCAATCTGGCGCTCCATCTTATCTACTTTTTTATCCATAGCTTGTACGCGCTCCCATAGAACGCCATACCTGACTGGATCAATTTCGCCAATTTCCATTACTCTTCTCCAGTAATTTCTGGCGCTTGCTCCTCAAGCCACATCTGTCGCCATACACCATCAATCAGTTGAGGCTCTTGCTCAACAGCAATCATGCCCGGTGTCCTGGGCATAGGCGTAGGCAAGACAAGCGGGATTCCAGCCTCTTGCAAAGCCTGAAGATTGATGTTGGCAGGAATGCTGCCATCAGGGTTGAGAAGGAATTGCTTCGGCATGATTAGAAGAATGTGACTACGCGAACATAACCGTTGCCGCCATTGCCGCCAGCGCCAGAGTTGACGCCGTGACCTGCGCCGCCCCCACCACCACCGCCGCCGGGATAGCCACCATTGCCGCCAGCGCCTGCTGTGGTTGTGCTTGAACCACCACCACCGCCGCCGTCACCACCTACAAAGTATGTGGTTGCGTTATTGCCGTTACCGCCATTGCCGTTAGCAGCGCCGCCAGTGCCTCCTCCGCTTGTAGATGCGATACTATTTTCAAAAGCTGACCCACCTTTGCCGCCAGTTAATCCAATAACTGCCGTTGTAGAGGCAGCTACAAAACCATTTGCACCGCCGCCACCACCGCCTCTGTATCCGCCCCGACCACCGCCACTGGCCGTATTTGATCCACCAGAGCCGCCTGAACTTGCGTAGCTTGTGTTAGCTGTTGTTATACCATCCGTACCACCACCACCACCAGTCCCGTTGGTACCTCCAGTAGTAGAGCCGCCACTTCCATTTCCGCCAACCCTTGCTAATCCCCAAGAGCCAAAAGATGAGTTGCCACCACCAGTCGAATTATTGCCGTTAGTGTCATCGGCAGTTTGAGCCGCGCCGCCAGTTGCTCCAGCGCCAACAGTTACAGTTTCAGTTGCGCCAAGCGCAGAGGCAGGAATCCACAATTCCGACCTACCGCCAGCACCCCCTCCGCCACCACCAGAAGCAGACGTTGCCGATGATGCAAGCGCTCTGCGTCGCCCAGAACCCCCACCACCACCTCCACCATACATCAGCACATAGACCAATTTTGCCCCGGTAGGCTTAGTCCATGTGGATGTGCCTGTGCTTGTGAATTCTTGAATGTCTGCTGATGCAATACCTCCACTTGCCGCCACCCATGCAACACCAGCAGAAGCAGAAGAATCGGCGGTTAGAACATACCCATTCGTACCAGCACCAACACGAACATTGTCTGTGCCGTTGTGAGCAATCAGATCGCCCTTACTGGTTGTTGGTGCAAGAGCATCAAACGCTGCTGTCTGGGTGGTTTGACCTGTGCCACCATTAGCAATGGCAAGCGTCCCCGCAAGCGTAATGACACCGCTAGTAGTAACTGGACCGCCGCTAGTGGTCAGTCCAGTAGTGCCACCAGAAACATCTACTGATGTAACAGTTCCAGATCCGCCGCCAGAGACATTGACCGTCACGCTGTCGCCAGATGCCGTGGCGGTGACACCAGTACCAGTGAAGTTGATGTTGCGAACGCCCGAGGTGATGGTCGAGCCTTCGTCTTGGATCGCCACCGTGGAGTTCGTTGACATCGTGACCTTGATCTTTTCTGCAAGATCAGGCGATACAACCTCTCCAACGTTTATCTCACGGCCAGTAGACAGCGTGATGATCAGACTGCCATCAAAGTCAATCTTAGCGTCCGTTACAGAGACACCATCTTTACCATCTTTTCCGTCTTTACCATCTCGCCCATTACGGCCATCTACGCCATCACGACCAGGCGCTCCATCAATACCGCGCTCACCCTGATCTCCTTTAGGACCGCGCTCAGGAATGATGGAACGAGCGTAATCAAGCTGTACCTGAACGTCTTGCTTGATCTTTTTGATTTCGTCAATAATCAACTGGACGTTGAACTTGACTCGTTCTTCCTTCTTTGCCTTCATCTCCTGCAAAGAGGCTTCGACTTGAGACAAAGCGGCTAACTTCTCCTCATAGGAGATGTCACCAGACTCTATCTTCCTGAGTAGATCTTTGACGTTAGGCATTTTGCTTCAGACCGTTGGTCAGCTCTGTCAAGAAGTCTTCTTCTGTCTTTGCTGCTGCCGATAATTTGTCGGTCATCTGAAGCTCTACGATCTTAGTTTTGTTCTTGATGTCAGCCTCTTTGAGCATCAACTCAGCGATCTTGACCCGCTTATCGAACTCGCTGGCCTCTTGGCCCTGTGGCAAGTTCTTGGTCGTGGCCGTGATCACTTTGGCCTGCACTTCTTGCGGCATTAACTGAGCCTCGGTCAGCAGTTTCTGCGCCTCTGCTCTGTTCTGCTCGGCCTGCGTGGTCTGCACCGCAATCTGAGCCTGAGCCGCTTGCAGCGCCAGTTGCTGCTGCGCCTGCGCGATCTGTTGGGCTTGCGGGTCTGGCTGACTCATCTGATCGAGCGCCGAGATCAACTCGTACCTGTTACTCAAGCTGGAGTTATTCAAGATGCCTTTGAGGATCAACGGCAGCACTGGTGTGTTTGGTCCGAGTGTTTGCAAGAGACCAATGAACTGCTGCTGCTCATACTCACGGGCGATGATGCCCAGCGTGGCCGTCGGAATGAACTTCATGTCCACCGACGGGTAGCGCTCGGGGTCGAACTGCATATACCTAAATGCCGCCTTCTGGATGAAGGGGATCAGGAAGTCCTCTTGGAAGTTGACCAGCGTGCGCTTGTACTTCTTGATGATCGTGGCCACCGCCATCGACATCCCCGCCCCGTCTCTGGCCGCTTGGCTGACCATGCCTTGGCTGTCGAGCGTGCCGGTCGATTGCAGCAGCATCCGCTCAAACTCTTTGGCCGTATTGAGGTTGTTCGGGCTTGTCTCACCAAACTTGAACGGGAACAAAATCTCGGCTGGGTTGCCGTTGACCATGAACGCCTTGCCCGGCTTGACCTCAAAGCGAGCGCCCCTGGGCAGCCGCGTGGCGTCCATACCCATCATGGGAGATGTCGTCAGCGCCAGAGAGTCCAAATGGCTTCTGACCTGAGCGTCAATCGCTTTTTGCATGTTGTAGGACTTCTCCACCGTACCCCGTCCTAGCAGTCGGTTGGGCACCGTGTCGTCCTGATAAGACAGGATGGGCCTGTCCTTCATCATGTACGGATTTTCTTCAGCCTTGAGCAGCATTGAGCCGTTGGCGATCACCACAATGGCCTCAACCATGTTGGTGTAGTCTTCAGCCGCTGAGTCGTCAGGGAACAACTCAACCACTTCGCTGTCTTCTTCGGTCAAATACTCCTTGGGCACCAGACCGTAGTAGGTCAGTAGACGCACCTTCTCGTCTTGGTACTGGCTTACTTCCTGCGTAGGCTCAAGGTCTGTATCTTCATACGTCGGAGTAATGTTGACCTTGCGGTAAATACCCTTTTCAATGCCCTCTACCACCTTGTGGATGGAGACATACTTCTCAACCGCCACGCCCATGCAGTCGTCAATGCTGGTGCCATTGGGGTCAAACAAGAAGTTCTTAGGATTGACTGGGTTTATCTTGACGGCGACGCGGTTTTTCTCCACAACGCCGATGGCCGCTTGCTGCGGCTGACCGGGAATGCGCTGGGTGGCTGGCTCGAAGACCTTTTCGGTCTTGACAAAAATCTCTCCGATGCCCGTCCCATAGATTTCAGCCATCAATTCGATCTGATCGATAGACTTGCGGATTTTGTCCTGCTTGAAGTCCTCCATCAGTTGCGCTTTGAGCATCTGAACGTCGAGCGGATTGCCATCAACATCCCTCAAATCGTCTTGGATGTCGAAAAACTCGCCCTGGCCAAAGATGGCCTCCATGATCTCAGCGTGCCGCGTCTCGACTGCCTGCTGCGTGGCGGGCGTCACAATGCGGCTGCGTTCGCTTTCGCGGGTTTTGTCTTCCGAAGCCCACTCGCCACGGAAAATACGC